TATATTCAGTACCAATATGCTGGAGATACCTTTGTGATATCATTAGAAGAAGCTACAGAAATACCAGAACACTCTAGGGACATTAGATTCGGATTGAGATTGGTTTATGTGCCAGAACTTGATTCAGATCTTAAAAGAAGCGGTAGAGAAACCAAGATGCCATCAAAATTGCTACGACAACATGAAGAAGCCTTCCAGTTTAGATATGCAACTACCGCAGCAGAGTCTCTAGACTTTGGTACTCTTGCTGGTGGTGGCAGGGCATTCGAATTGACAACAGAGGATGATAGTCACAAACATTATATGGTGTTGGATGAATTGGATTTTGAAACTGGAGACGGACGCACAACTGGTTATTCTGGTCCCACTAGGGACGTTCACGAACATAGAATCGAGGGTGGTGATGTCAAAAGAAGCGGAACTGGTCACGATCACACTAATGTTGAATCGGAAACAGTCGCAGCTGCACAAATGCTTGATGCGATATTTGAAGATGTTCCAAACCCGATCGCACCTCTCTATGAGAAGCCAGATCAACTAAGGGCTTTCCGCTTAATGGAGAGGTTCGAGAACGTAAAAGTGATTGGTGATGAGTTGGGGTTTGACGATCAAGAATTTCAGACGTATCGGATCACTTACCCTCTACCTTTGGTTAGTGTGGTATCGGACGAGACATTTGATATTGACAGACCTCCCCCAGAATATGGCGAGTATCTAAACGACCTGATAAACAAAATGGTTGAGGCAGACAGATTCAAAATTTTATTTGAGCATTGTTTTCCACTTCAAAAAATATTGTCTTTGATGACTATTTATACTGAAGTGGTGTTTTCCGATAATAGGAGTTCTAGGTTCTTGGCTGCATTTGATCAAGTAAAAGACACTCTCAAATCAGTGTTTGATAGTGCTCGAAATATGAACGATTTCAAATACAGAGACAGAACTATAGAATCGGTTGGAGGAAACGCAGGGATTTATAAAAATAGGAAAAGAAGGGTGTTTTCTGAAGGTCGAGAGCCAGTTGTTTACGATAATGAGAATTTTGAATTTGTGGAACTTGACAGGGAACATGGGAGTTAATACATGGCAGGATTAGCACCAAAATTACCATTATTTCGTGACGATCTAGACGGATATGCTTTGATAAAGAACTATGGTGATCTAGTTGCTCAGAATTTTAAGATGCTGATTCTCACTAGTCCTGGTGAGAGAATAATGGATCCTCGGTTTGGGATTGGTATAAAGAGGTTTTTGTTTGAATTCAATCACGAAACAACTCACGAGAGGGTACGAATGCAAATCCAAGCGCAGGTTGAAAAATATATGCCCTATTTGGAAATACGCAATGTACAGTTTTTTGCAGAAGATAAGTTCCTTACAGTAAAGGTTAGGTACTTTATAAAACCAATAAAAAAGATTCAAACATTTACCCTTAAGGAAGATTTTCAACACAATGATCTTCCCCGTTTTGAGTAAGGAGAAGTATAGATGGCCAAAAGAAGACCAACAATAAAATATACTAGTAGAGATTTCACAACCATAAAGAGAGACCTGATCGATTATGCCAAAAGGTATTATCCAGACACGTTTCAGGATTTCAGTGAGGCTTCTTTTGGATCTTTGATGTTGGATTCTGTCTCTTACATTGGTGATATATTATCATTTTACCTAGATTATCAAACCAATGAGTCGTTTTTAGATACAGCAGTAGAGTTTAATAATGTTCTAAGGTTGGGTAGAGAACAGGGATACAAATATAGGCGAAGCAATTCTTCGTTTGGCGATATCGAAGTTTTTGTCGTAGTGCCGGCAGTGACTGAGGGTTTGGGGCCTGATACCGCATACATGCCAACATTGAAAAGGGGTAGTAAATTTAGCACTGCTCGCGGAAATATCTTTACCTTGATAGACGATGTAAATTTCTCTCTATCAACGAATGAGGTCGTAGTTGCTGCTGTAAATAGCGCCACAGGCATACCGGACTCATACGCTATACGGGCAAAAGGTAGAGTGACTTCTGGGGAAATAAAAAGAGTTCAAGTTGCCGTTGGGGATTACGAAAGGTTCCGTAAGGTCAAAATTAGCGACAGTCGATTGACAGAGATAGTTTCAGTTTTTGATTCTCAAGGTCGCGAATACTATCAAGTTGATTATCTTTCGCAAAATGTGGTATACAGAAATGTTTTAAACACTAATTCAGATTCTAGTACGGTACCGAATATTATGAAGCCAGTGGTTGTGCCCAGAAGGTTTACGGTCATAAATGAAAGAAATCAAACGTTCCTACAGTTTGGTTTTGGTTCTGAGGAGACTATTGATGACAATGTTGTGCTTGATCCAAGCAAGGTTGTATTTGATAGACACGGCAGGGATTATACTACGGACTTTTCCTTTGATCCTTCGAAATTGACCGAAACTGAAAAATTAGGAGTTGTTCCATCAAACACTACTTTGACTATTATTTACAGAAAAAATACTGATTCGAACGCCAATTCTGCAGCCCGAACTATCAATGTTGTTTCTGAGCCTATTATGAGGTTTGCGAATAAGAGTAGTTTGGCAGCCAACAAAAGAAACGATGTAGTTAGGTCTTTAGAGGTTGACAATGAGTTTCCAATAACTGGAGATGTAAAGCTTCCCACTACTGATGAACTAAAAATTAGAATTGGTAATGTTCATGCGATGCAAAATAGAGCAGTCACTAGAGAAGACTACAAGACAATGGTTTATTCAATGCCCGCATCTTTTGGAGCAATCAAGAGGTGTAATATCGTGCAAGATAGAAATTCGTTCAAGAGGAATATGAATTTGTACGTTATTTCAAATTTGCCAAATGGTAAACTATCAACTGCTTCAAGCACTTTGAAGCAGAATTTGAAAGTTTGGATAAATAAAAACAAAATGATAAACGATACGATTGATATTTTGGATGCTAAAATAATCAATCTAGGTATAGATTTTGATGTTATAGCTAATATAGATTATGATCCGGAAAGAGTTCTTGTTAATTGTGTTCGTGCGTTGAGAAAGATGTTTTTTGTACATATGGATATTGGAGAGAATTTAGTAATCTCAGATATTAGCAATGAACTTAGCAAGGTGGAGGGTGTTTCTTCTGTTGCTAATGTTGATATAAGAAACATACTTGGTGGTAGGTATTCATCTGTCAAGTACAATATTGATCGGTTTACGACCGCAGATGGGAAAACATTATTCTGCCCAGAGAATGCGATATTTGAAATCAAACGCCCAGGTAGAGATATTAGAGGAGTAGTTAGATAATGGCTATCAGGAGATATTTGGCAAATGCAGATAATACTATAACTAATGCATTTGAATACAATTTATCGACGAGAGGGACTGGTTCAAATATGGGAGCTTCCGATGTTTCGGAGGTCTTTACCATATATGGTCAGGCATCTAGTAGTTCTCTGGAGATTGCAAGAATATTGACACAGTTTCCAGTTACTTCCATTACTTCTGACAGGGCAGCGGGAACTATACCTGCTAGTGGTAGTGTAAGCTTCTTTTTGCGAATGTATAACGCTGTGCATAGTGAAACGGTGCCTCGGAGTTTTAGTCTAAACGTATCTGCGGTTAAGAAATCGTGGGAAGAGGGTATCGGCCTGGACATGGAAGGTTACACGGATCTGACTTACGATGCTACCGGTTCAAATTGGCAGAGGGCATCGAAATCCGCTGCGTGGACCAGTGCAGGTGGGGATTTTTATAGTGACACATCTTCTTCCTTTTCAGCTTCTTTTACTACTGGGGTTGAAGATTTGGAGGTTGATATTACCACTCTTGTTGAGCAGTGGCTCAATAGTGCAGGAAACGTATTGGGGTCTAAGAGTAATTATGGCGTTATTGTCATGTTGCCTTCTGGTGAAGAGAATCAGGCCCGTTCTTATTATACTAAAAGATTTTTTGCAAGAAAAACGGAATTTTTCTTTAAGAGGCCAGTGATTGAGGCACGATGGGATTCCTCAAAAAAAGATAATGCTGGTTCTTTTTATCTTGAAAGTAATTTAGCCAGTTCAGCCGACAATCTTAATAGAATATATCTTTACAATCGAGTTAGAGGTCAATTGAAAAACATCCCCACTGTTGGAACTGGTGACATTTTAGTCAGTGTATATTCAGGCACTTTATCCCCCGCTGGAAGTAAGATATCACTTCCTCTTGGGGGCGGTGTCACGACATTAAATCACACAAATATAACAGGCGCACACGTGTCGACAGGGATTTATTCTGCCTCTTTCGCGTATGGCAACAGTTCAGTTACTAAGATT